CTATTGCCCAGACAAGTGCGACCAATCTTTCTGGAGGTTCTACAGTTTTGGGTAATCTTGCGGCTATGGGCACGTCACTCGCAAGTGGTCATGGCTTTACGCAAAGCTTTGTAGAACATGGAGTTATTATTGGTTTAGTGTCGGTACGTGCTGATTTAACATATCAGCAAGGATTATCACGTATGTGGAGTCGATCGACACGTTATGATTTTTATTTCCCTGCGTTTGCCACTTTAGGTGAGCAAGCTATTCTTAACAAAGAGATTTATGCACGAGGTAATAGTGCAGATAATGATGTATTTGGTTATCAAGAGAGATGGGCTGAATATCGTTATAAGCCATCGATGATTACTGGTTTATTCCGTTCAACAACTACAGGTACGTTAGATGCTTGGCATTTGGCGCAGAAGTTTACTTCGCTGCCAACTTTAAATAATACGTTTATTCAAGATACACCACCAGTTGAACGGGTTGTTGCAGTTGGTGCGGCTGCCAACGGTCAACAGTTTTTATTTGATTCTTTCTTTGATGTAACTATGGCTCGTCCTATGCCTATGTATAGTGTGCCTGGTTTAATTGATCATTTTTAATATGGGTTTATTCGACGGGATTATTACAGCCGGTATAGATTTTCTTTCAGGAGAAAGAACTAACCGGCAACAAGCGCAACAAGCGCAGATCGCTCAAGGTTTTAGTGCTGAACAGGCACAAAAGCAGATGGATTTTCAGGAGCGTATGAGAGCTAGTCAGTACCAAACTGTGGTGCAAGATTTAACGGCTGCTGGGCTTAATCCCATGCTAGCCTATCAACAAGGTGGTGCTGGTACGCCGTCCGGAGCATCAGCTATCGGACAACAAGCTACATTTAAGAGTCCTACAAGTAATATAAGCAATACCTTAGGTACATCGCTTATAGCTGAAGATATAGAGTTAAAACGTTCGCAAAACGAAGTAAATAAAGAGAACGTTAAGAATATTAGTGCTGATACAGCGATTAAGTTATTGCAAGATCCTAAGATTCGTCAAGAAACTAAGAATCTTATTCAGGAAGAGATGCGTTTAAGAGAGGCAACCACTCTCTTATCGGCTCAAAGGACTTATGCTAATGCCCAGGAGGCCTTAACCAGATCGCAAGAGCGTATTAGTAGGTTGGGCGGTGAGCCTGAGGCTAAGTCTAAAGGTTTGTACTATAAACACTATCCACGTGGATATGAAATTAAAGAAGTTGCACAAAACGCAGCAAGTGCGGCAAGTGCTGGTAAGAAATTAAGTGAAATAGTGGCTGATGTAGCTGGAGCTGCTAGAGTAGCGGGTCAACCCCAATTTCAGCCTCAACAAGGTCAAAAACAGCCAACTCCTTATAATCCTAAACGTGGAAAGTATGGTAGAAGATGAAAGATAAAAAAGTTCCTTTTTTACGTACACCATATAATTATGATGGTGATAAAGTATCTGATGAGACTGGGCTTGTATGCCCCGAGCCTACATTGGCTCAACAGAACTTTAAAGACGAATGCGATATTAATTATATCGTTCGTCAGTTTGGTTTAACCGGTGAATTACCCGGTAAACCTTTGAATCCCCAATATGGGGATTTTACAGGGGTTCTGGACTATCACACGGCAGTTAATGCCGTATTGGCAGCCCAAGATGATTTTATGGAGCTGCCGGCCCAGATGCGGAGTCGTTTTGATAACGATCCCGCTAAATTAATAGATTTTCTTGAAAACGAAGAAAATCGTGAAGAAGCAATTAAGCTTGGCTTAGTTGCTGCCCCTATTTCTGTACCAACAGAAACACCGGTCGGCGAGGTGAAACCCGCCGAAGCACAGTGACTTACTTGATGTAACTGTGCTAGGTGACACCAAAGACCACAAGGAGAAGTTATGCTACGTAGAAAACCTGTAAATAAGAAAATGTCGGCACGGCATTTTAAGCACAATGTGCGTCGTACTAAAGCCCCAAATATGCGTATGAATCCAATGCGTGGTGGCTGGAGGTTGTAATTGCCATGCTATCACCCGATAGCGGCATATCAAACAGTTGATGGTCAGGTTGTTTTTAGCGAAAGGCGGTATTTCGACATTAGTCGATCGTTATCACTGCCTTGCGGTCAATGTGTTGGGTGTCGGTTAGAGCGTAGCCGTCAATGGGCTATGCGATGTTTACATGAAGCTCAGCTTCATGAAAAGAATTGTTTTATCACGTTAACTTATGATGATGATCATTTACCTCGTAATAGAAGTTTAGAACATCGTGATTTTCAGCTTTTTATGAAAAAGCTAAGGAAGAAATTTGGTTATTGTAGATTTTACATGTGCGGAGAATATGGTGAGAAGTTTGATAGACCTCACTTCCATGCCATTTTGTTCGGAATTGATTTTTCAGATAGAAAGTACCACAAAACCACTGCAAGTGGTAGTAAGCTTTATAGATCCTCACAGCTTGAAAAATTATGGACAAATGGCTTTTCGAGTATCGGAGATGTAACGTTTGAGTCTAGTGCATATGTTGCTAGATATATTATGAAGAAGATAAATAATGAAGATTCGCCATTATTTGGAAAGTATATATTTACTGATTTAGAGACTGGAGAGATTGTTAAGCGTAAGCTTGAATATAATAAGATGAGTTTAAAGCCTAAAGTTAAAGGCGATCCGGGCGGTATAGGTGCAGAATGGTTTATGAAGTTTAAGTCTGATGTATATCCACATGATTATGTGATTATTAATGGAAAAAAAGTTAAGCCGCCCAAGTATTATGACTTGCAATATGAGAAGTTGAACCCATATGAATGGGAAGAAGTTCAACAAAAGCGTATAGATTCAGCTAAGAAGAACTTTGAAGATAATACCGATGCCAGGTTAGTTGTTAAAGAGACAATTGCAAAAGCTCGGTTAAGTTTATTAAAACGTAGTTTAGCTTAGGAGAAGTTATGATTTCAGTTATTGTTAGTGTCAGAGATTCTGCTGCGGAAGCTTTTGGCAGACCAATGTATTTACAATCGTTGGGGGTAGCGATTCGGTCATTTACTGACGAAGTTAATCGCGATGATAAAGATAATCAGTTATTTAATCATCCTGATGATTTTGATTTATATGAATTGGGCGTATTTGATGATTCTATTGGAAAGTACGAACTTAGGGATAACCCTAGTGTTATAGTTCGTGGTAAAGATGTAAAAATTAAGTAAATCTTAAGGAGATAGTATGTTTCGTAATCGCTCGGTAGATGTGCATCAGTTTGCAATGATTCCTAAAGCGGATATTCCCCGCAGTAGGTTTAAAGCACAAAAGACCCATAAAACGACTTTTGATGCAGGCTACTTGATACCTGTGTATGTTGACGAAGTACTACCAGGCGATACGTTTAATTTAAAGATGACGGCATTTGCCCGTTTAGCTACTCCTTTATATCCAATCATGGATAACATGCATTTGGATAGTTTTTTCTTTTTTGTACCAAATCGTTTGATTTGGAATAATTGGCAGAAGTTTATGGGAGAACAAGATGATCCGGGTGATTCAATTTCGTATACGGTTCCTCAAATTGTTAGTCCTGCTAATGGGTTTCCTACTGGTGGTTTGTATGACTATATGGGATTACCAACTGTGGGACAAGTTGGTACAGGCAATACAGTAAGTGTATGTGCCTTTTGGCCACGTGCTTATAACTTGATTTATAACGAGTGGTTTAGAGATCAGAATATGCAGAATTCTGTAACGGTTCATAAAAATGATGGACCTGATACTTATACAGATTATGCTTTGTTACGTCGCGGTAAGCGACATGATTATTTTACTAGTGCCTTACCATGGCCACAAAAAGGTGCAAGTGTAGCTTTACCTCTCGGAACTACAGCACCAGTTTATGGAGATGGAAAAACATTAGGTTTAACTGATGGATCAGCGACTCTATATGGTCTTGGTACTAATGCCGGAGCTAATATTGGCGCAGGAAGTGCAAATTACAACACTGCTGCAGGCAGTGCTTCAGTAATCTCTGGTGTTATTAGTAAAACACTTGGTGTAGTAACATCTGGAGTATCTGGATTATATGCGGATTTATCCTCTGCTACGGCTGCAACAATTAATCAATTGCGTCAGTCATTTCAGATTCAAAAACTTTTGGAAAGGGACGCTCGTGGAGGTACACGTTATACTGAAATTATTCGCTCTCATTTTGGAGTTATTAGTCCAGACGCTCGTTTGCAGCGTCCTGAGTATCTTGGTGGCGGTTCCACTGTTGTTAATATCAATCCTATTGCCCAGACAAGTGCGACCAATCTTTCTGGAGGTTCTACAGTTTTGGGTAATCTTGCGGCTATGGGCACGTCACTCGCAAGTGGTCATGGCTTTACGCAAAGCTTTGTAGAACATGGAGTTATTATTGGTTTAGTGTCGGTACGTGCTGATTTAACATATCAGCAAGGTTTACCACGTATGTGGAGTAGATCGACACGTTATGATTTTTATTTCCCTGCTTTTGCTACATTAGGTGAGCAAGCAGTGTTGAATAAAGAGATTTATGCGACTGGCGCAAGTACAGACGATGATGTTTTTGGATATCAAGAGCGTTGGGCTGAATATCGTTATAAGCCATCGCAGATTACAGGTTTGTTTAGAAGTACTACTACAGGTACGTTAGATGCTTGGCATTTGGCACAGAAGTTTACTTCGTTGCCAACATTGAATAGTACGTTTATACAAGAAACACCCCCAGTTTCACGTGTAGTTGCAGTGGGGGCTGCTGCCAATGGTCAGCAGTTCTTATTTGATTCGTTTTTTGACATTACAATGGCTCGTCCAATGCCAATGTATAGTGTTCCCGGCTTAATAGACCATTTCTAATATGGGACTATTTAGCGGTGTTATTGAGTCTGTTGGTAAGGCATTAAGTGCACCTACTATGATCCCCGCCATTATTGGTGGGGGTGCTAGTTTGCTAGGAGGTTTGACTACTAATAAAGCACAAGCTGAGCAAGCAGCATCTGCTCAGTCTTTTAGTGCTGCACAGTCCCAACAGCAGATGGATTTTCAGGAGCGTATGAGAGAGACGCAGTATCAAACTGCGGTTAAGGATTTAACGGCTGCAGGCCTTAATCCTATGCTAGCTTATCAACAAGGTGGAGCTGGTACGCCGTCTGGAAGTGCGGCTATTGGTCAACAAGCTACGTTAAGAAATCCTGCAGAAGCGTTAGCGTCAAGCGCAGCGCAATTAGGTAATATAAGAGCAGATTTAGAGTTAAAGCACGCCAATACAGTAGAGTCGTATGAGCGTGCAGATATGTATAGTGCAGATACAAAGTTAAAGTTATTAGAGGCTCCGAATGTAGAACAAAGGTTGAAAAACCTTATTTCGGAGCAGCTGCTTAATGATGCTCGTAAAACTGCTACTAATGCAGAAGAAGCCGTAAGGCGTGTAGACGAGCAGATTAAGCGTTTAGGTGATTTGCCAGAGGCAGAATCTAAGGGGCGTTATTATAAACAAGCCCCGTATAATCCGTTTGCGTTAAGAGATATATCGCAAGCGGGTTCGTCCGCTGCAAGCGTTGCAAGGGACGTAAGTAATATGTTTAGACCAAGTTTAGGTAAGCAACCGATGCCTTACCGTGGAAGATAATATGAAAGATAAAAAAGTTCCTTTTTTACGTACACCATATAATTATGATGTAGATAAAGTATCTGATGAGACTGGTCTGGTTTGCTCAGACCCGAGTTTGGCTCAGCAGAATTTCAAGGATGAGTCGGACATTAATTATATTGTCCGTCAGTTTGGCTTGACTGGCGAGTTGCCAGGACAAGCAATAAGTCCCCAATATGGGGATTTTACAGGGGTATTAGATTATCATTCGGCGGTTAACGCCGTTTTGGCTGCGCAAGACGAGTTTATGGATTTGCCAGCCCAGATGCGGGCTCGTTTTGATAACGATCCCGCTAAGTTAATAGATTTTCTTGGAAATCAAGAAAATCGTGATGAAGCGATCAAATTAGGTTTGATCGCTAAGCCCATTTCTGTACCTACAGAAACACCGGTCGGCGAGGTGAAACCCGCCGAAGCACAGTGATTTACTTGATGTAACTGTGCTAGGTGACACCAAAGACCACAAGGAGAAGTTATGCTACGTAGAAAACCTGTTAATAAGAACATGTCGGCACGGCATTTTAAACATAATGTACGCCGTACTAAAGCCCCAAATATGCGTATGAACCCAATGCGTGGTGGTTGGAGGCTGTAATTGCCATGCTATCACCCGATAGCGGCATATCAGACAGTTGATGGTCAGGTTGTTTTTAGCGAAAGGCGATATTTCGACATCAGTCGATCGTTATCATTGCCTTGCGGTCAATGTGTTGGGTGTCGTTTAGAGCGTAGCCGTCAGTGGGCTATGCGATGTTTACATGAAGCGAAGCTTCATGAAAACAATTGTTTTATCACGTTAACGTACAACGATGAGCATTTACCTAAAGATCGTTCGTTGCATTATCGTGATTTTCAACTTTTTATGAAAAAGTTAAGGAAGAAATTTGGCTCTAAGATTAGATTTTACATGTGCGGAGAGTATGGTGAGAAGTTTGATAGACCTCATTTCCATGCCTGTATATTCGGATTTGATTTTCCAGATCGCAAGTACTGGAAACAAACAGGAAGTGGAAGTAAGCTTTATCGATCCGAAGAGTTGGAAAAGTTATGGAAGTATGGTTTTTCGTCTATCGGAGATGTAAATTTTGAATCAGCTGCGTATGTGGCCAGGTATATAATGAAGAAGGTAACAGGCCAGGGCAAGCATGATCAACATTATAAATTTACTGATTTAAGTACTGGTGAAGTTTTAGAGAAGTTACCGGAGTTTAATAAAATGTCATTGAAACCCGGTATTGGTTATGAATGGTTTAAAAAATATAAATCGGACGTTTATCCACATGATTATGTGGTAATAAACGGCCGAAAGGTTCGTCCACCTAAATATTACGACTTGAAGTATTCAAAAGAGTCGCCATATGAATGGGAAGAAGTTCAGCAAAAGCGTATAGATACTGCTAAAGCGAATTTTGAAGATAATACGGACGAAAGGTTATTAGTTAAAGAGACTATTACTAAAGCCCGTGTGAAAATGTTAAAACGTGAGTTAATTTAGGAGCTTAGTATGATTTCAGTTATTGTTAGTGTTAGAGATTCGGCAGCGGAAGCGTTTGGCCGTCCAATGTATATGCAATCAATAGGTATTGCAATTCGATCTTTTACGGACGAGGTTAACCGTGAAGATAAGGATAACCAGTTGTTTCAACACCCAGATGATTTTGATTTATATGAATTAGGGGTGTTTGACGATAGTACTGGTAGATATGATATACGGGATAACCCTAGTGTTATTGTCCGTGGTAAAGATGTAAAAATTAAGTAATTCTTAAGGAGATTGTATGTTTCGTAATCGTTCGGTAGATGTGCATCAGTTTGCAATGATTCCTAAAGCGGATATACCCCGCAGTAAGTTCAAAGCACAAAAGACCCACAAGACTACTTTTGATGCAGGATATTTGATTCCTGTATATGTTGACGAAGTACTACCGGGCGATACGTTTAATCTTAAGATGACGGCGTTTGCACGTTTAGCAACGCCTTTGTATCCAATCATGGATAACATGCATTTGGATAGTTTCTTTTTCTTTGTTCCTAATCGATTGATATGGAACAATTGGCAAAAGTTTATGGGTGAACAGGAGGATCCAGGTGATTCGATTTCGTATACTGTTCCCCAGATCGTTAGCCCTGCTAACGGTTTCCCAACGGGAGGTTTATATGACTACATGGGTTTACCCACTGTAGGTCAAGTAGGAAGCGGTAATACAGTTAGTGTATGTGCGTTTTGGCCACGTGCTTATAATTTAATTTATAACGAGTGGTTTAGAGATCAGAATATGCAGAATTCTGTGACCGTTCACAAAGGTGATGGTCCAGATACATATACTGATTATGCCTTGTTACGCCGTGGTAAACGGCATGATTATTTTACAAGTGCATTACCGTGGCCACAGAAGGGTACTGCAGTTACGTTGCCTTTAGGCACGTCAGCGCCTGTTTATGGTACAGGCAAGACATTAGGTTTAACCAATGGAACAACCAATTTTGGTATGGCGTCAGACGGATCATCCTTACAAGGATGGACTGCTGCTTATAACCAATCGTTAGGTGGTGATAATAGGTCTGGTACGCAGTTAATTAATAAGGATGTTGGTGTTGTTACATCTGGTGTTTCAGGTTTATATGCAGATTTGTCAGCTGCAACAGCAGCGACAGTTAATCAATTACGTCAATCGTTTCAAATTCAGAAATTATTGGAAAGGGATGCTCGTGGAGGCACACGTTATACTGAGATTATTCGCGCTCATTTTGGAGTTATTAGTCCAGACGCTCGTTTGCAGCGTCCTGAATATCTTGGTGGCGGTTCCACTGTTGTTAATATCAATCCTATTGCCCAAACGAGTGCGACCAATATTTCTGGAGGTTCTACAGTTTTGGGTAATCTTGCGGCTATGGGCACGTCACTCGCAAGTGGTCATGGATTTACGCAAAGCTTTGTAGAACATGGTGTGATTATTGGATTAGTGTCTGTAAGAGCTGATTTGACATATCAGCAAGGTTTACCACGTATGTGGTCTAGAAGTACACGTTATGATTTTTATTTCCCTGCGTTCGCAACATTAGGTGAGCAAGCAGTGTTGAATAAAGAGATTTATGCACGTGGAAATAGTGCAGATAATGATGTTTTTGGTTATCAAGAGAGATGGGCTGAGTATCGTTACAAGCCATCGCAGATTACTGGTTTATTTAGAAGTACTACTACTGGTACGTTGGATGCCTGGCATTTAGCTCAGAAGTTTACTTCGTTGCCAACGTTAAATAGTACGTTTATACAAGATACACCGCCAGTTGCTCGTGTAGTTGCCGTAGGCGAAGCAGCAAACGGTCAACAATTCTTGTTTGATTCGTTTTTTGATATTACGATGGCTCGACCAATGCCAATGTACAGCGTACCTGGCTTAATCGATCATTTCTAATATGTTTGAAGGAATATTTTCAGCGGGTGCTAATTTGATTGGTACCGCAATGACAAACCGGGCCCGAGCTGATCAAGCAGCGGAGGCTAACCGGTTTAGTGCGGAGCAGACTAAGAATCAAATGGATTTTCAGGAGCGGATGAGAGAGACGCAGTATCAAACATCGGTAAAGGATTTAATGGCTGCGGGTCTTAATCCCATGCTAGCCTATACCCAAGGTGGTGCCGGTACGCCGTCAGGAGCAAGTGCAGTTGGTCAACAAGCCCAGATACAAGATTACGGTGGTGGTATATCGTCAGCGTTTCAAATAGGCGCTAACGTACGTGCAGATTTAGATAAAAAAGAGGCTGAAACTGTAGAGTCTATAAGTCGTACAGGTGTTAATGATGAACAGCGTAAGTTAATTAATGCACAAACTATTTTGGCTATTTTGGAAGCGCCAAATGTTTCGCAAAAGTTAAAGAATTTGGCTCAGGAAGAGTTATTAGCAAGAGCTAGAACGACCGCTACTAATGCGGAGGAAATGTCCAAAAGATTGGACATTATGATTAGAACGTTAGGTGATGTTCCTGAAGCTAAAAGTAAAGGTAAGTACTTTACAGAATGGCCTAATGCAGTACAGGCCAAAGAGCAATCTTCAATTGCAAGTAGCGCAGCAGGTGCATTTGGAAATATTGTACGTGGTACAAGTAATATGTTTAGACCTAATACAGGAAGGCAGCCAATGCCTGCACGTAGATGAAAGACAAAAAAGTTCCTTTTTTGCGTACGCCTTATAACTATGATGTAGATAAAGTATCTGATGAGACTGGTCTGGCTTGTCCAGACCCGAGTTTGGCTCAACAGAACTTTAGAGATGAGTGTGATATTAATACTATTGTTAGAAATTTTGGCTTAACCGGCGAATTGCCGGGACAGCCAATAAGTCCCCAATATGGGGATTTTACAGGGGTTTTGGACTATCATTCGGCAGTTAATGCCGTATTGGCAGCCCAAGATGAGTTTATGGAGCTGCCAGCTCAGTTGCGGAGTCGGTTTAATAACGACCCCGCATTATTAATTGATTTTCTGTCAAATGAAGAAAATCGTGAAGAAGCAGTCAAGCTTGGCTTGGTTGCAAATCCCATTTCTGCGGAAGCAGAAACACCGGTCGGTGAGGCGAAGCCCACCGAAGCACAGTGACTTACTTGATGTAACTGTGCTAGGTGACACCAAATACCACAAGGAGAAGTTATGCTACGTAGAAAACCTGTAAATAAGAAGATGTCGGCAAAGCATTTTAAGCATAATGTGCGTCGTACTAAAGCCCCTAATATGCGTTTAAACCCAATGCGTGGCGGTTGGAGGCTGTAATTGCCATGCTATCACCCGATAGCGGCATACCAGACTGTAGATGGACAGGTTGTTTTTAGCGAAAGGCGGTACTTTGACATTAGTCGAAGTTTATCGCTGCCTTGCGGTCAATGTGTTGGGTGTCGTTTAGAGCGTAGCCGTCAATGGGCTATGCGATGTTTACATGAAGCGAAGCTGCATGAAAACAATTGTTTTATCACGTTAACGTATAGTGACGAGCATTTACCAAATGATCGTTCGTTGCATTATCGTGATTTTCAACTTTTTATGAAAAAGTTAAGGAAGAAATTTGGCTCTAAGATTAGATTTTACATGTGCGGAGAGTATGGTGAGAAGTTTGATCGACCTCATTTCCATGCCTGCATTTTCGGTTTTGATTTTCCAGATAGAAAGTACTGGAAACAAACAGGAAGTGGAAGTAAGCTTTATAGATCCGAAGAACTTGAAAAATTATGGAAGTATGGTTTTTCGTCTATCGGAGATGTGAATTTTGAGTCGGCTGCGTATGTAGCAAGATATATTATGAAGAAGGTAACTGGTCAAGGTAAGCATGATCAACATTATAAGTTTACAGATTTAGAGACTGGTGAAGTATTTGAGAAGAAGTCCGAGTTTAATAAGATGTCATTGAAACCTGGAATAGGGTATGAATGGTGTAAAAAATATAAATCGGACGTTTATCCACATGAT